AATTGCCAACTTGTCTGCAGAACGTGCGTTCGCAGCATCTTGGATAATGCCCGCTTCTGTGGCCGTACGACGGATCTCTGGAAGAGAGCCTCTCTGGTATTCAGATACACCAGATACACGGTCAATATCTTGTGAGATAAGTTCAGACTGGTTGTAGAACTCTGGCGGACTAATTACTGCCGGCATCGGAGTAATAACGTTTGACAGTCCCTCTTCCGAAATTACAGGAACCATTACGTTGTCTTCGTCAGACTCCAAAGCTGAACGACCATCAGCATCAAATGCTGATTCCTTGTACAACCACTTACGTGAGAACCTCTTACGATGGTTCATCATCTGTGTACGTGTTTCGTTCAATTCCATTTGCAACGGTTCAATTGCTTCCAATTCACCAATTGGGTAGAAGTACTCTGGTACTTCATAGTTCCTCAACATCACAAATGGGTGACCAAAAGTAAATGGAATCTTGGTTGGGTTAACCAAGAATTTATCTCCACCGTCACAGAACACTGACATGAGCCCACGATCTAGGTCGTAGAACTCCCAGATCTCCACATAAGAATCTTCTGGCGATTCGGAGCGACGTGGCTTGTGTTCTTCCTGACCGTATCGGCTGAAGTGCGATGGTGAAGCCATCTCACGTGCAGCGGAGTTGTATCGCTTATCCTTCTTGACGTCATCCAATGGTCGGCGGAGTCGCTGTGCGATCCATCTCATGTCTGTCATGCATGTTGCATCTGCGTCCACAAAGATGTCAAACGGAGACACCCGTTCAATGAACGGACGGTCTTCTGTAATAATCAATTCGCTTTCGGTGATTGACTCTGGTGCTGCAAGTTCGTCAGCCGTATCGTACGATCCGTCTTCTTTCTCAACAAATCGATAACCGGTCTTAACCCAACCGTGTCCAAGTACAAGCATGTCTTTTACTGCACGACGGAATTCTTTCTGGCAGTCATAATGACGCCACCAATAGTTCACAATCTCTTCCGTGATTACAGCACGTGGTGCATCTTCGTGACGCTTAGCGTTCACGGTAATCTTTGGATAGTTAACGCTAACTCCAGGGGCAATAACGTTAATGGTTGCAAATGCAATGTTGACAAGCAAGCGGTCTTCTTCTGAAGCTGTGCGGAAATGCTTGCCACGGTACATGTCGATCATTCGTGTCCATGTATCGTCATAGTTTTCTTCACGCCTCCAACGGCGTGACTGTTCAATCTTGTTGCGATACTTCGTAATGATTTCTCGATTACTTGTTCGTGCCATTATTCAGTGTCCTTCTGACCCTCGTGCCAACCAATGTGGTTGTCTAGTTTTGAACCTATCTTGTCAACTTTGGTACCAATCATTTTGAGAAGGAGTCTTCCTTCAGCATGTTGGTCAGTGTTTTCTTTCCGTAACTTTTGGAGTACCACCACAACAGGACCCGTGATGACTGCGACCGCCAGCGGTACCCAAACACTCTCCACCGCATTACATCCAATTCGTCACTGGTTCGGCATTAATGCCTTTTGCCGCAGCATCCGCTACGGTTTGGCGTTGACGTTCGCCAATTGTTGGCCCGTGGAAATCTTCTTGACCATGGGTGAATCCCAAACGAATGGTTTTAACATGGCATTTGAAACAATACGAACCCCTTCTCGGGAGTTCGTCTGAATCAAATTGAGCCAAACAGGTAAGACAACGGAAGCTTTTCATCTTAATAAGAGCGAATCGTTACGCAATCGTATTGAAAGCCCCGATTTTGGGGCGACTTGGCTTGGAATCCTGGATAATGTACCTTTCCCACCATGCCAAAGAGTTCCTAACGGGCTCTAAATCGTGTCGATATTCTGGAAGCCAAACATACTTCAACATCTGGTTGGCGATAGCCAGCGACATTACACGGTCGTCATGTGGCGAACCCTGCATCTTGCCATTGGCAAGTCGCACAAATGTGCGTAATTCAGCAATGGTTCGACTGTCGTACATGGTCAAACTCGCATCACGAATTGATGCCCCAAGTTCGTCAATAGCCAAAGGCTTTGACGCAGCAGTTGTCCTCCAACCCATGCTTTCGCCAGGTTGAGGGTTCCTGTGGTTCATCTTACGTTGACGGTACAGGTTCTTGTACCCAACTCTCTGCAACCCCTTTAGGGTTGTCAGACCATGGTTGTTCGACTCAACGCCCACTAGTGCGTAGTTGTAGAAACAACCCAAAGCGTTTAAGACTTCCTCGCCAAACAAGTCTGGGTCAATGTGGCCATGCCAATGTGCAACCATCAATCCGGTACTTGCTGAGATTACGTGTGCGGAACTGTAGTCACCATGACCCAAGCCTTCAGCGACGTCAGCCCCAATGACATACACCTCACCGATGGTCGGCATATCCCAGATTGCTAGTTCTCCACCATCATCCAAGAAGTCGTAAACATTCTTCCCATAACCCTTCTTCAAATATCCTCTCAAAGGGTCAATGGGTTCAATTCCTCGCAAAGCGTCCAAGTCAAAGACTGGACGACCAGAACGCACGAATGCTTCGTCAGGGTCGCTTGGGTATTCCTGTGCCAACTGCCAGTCAGGCAAGTCACGTTTCTTCGCTTCATACCAGTCCTCGTCACGGTCTCCAGCAGACCATGGAAAGAAAATGCCAGTAAAGCGGTTAGTTCCATTCTGTGAACCAACCCATAACTGATGAAAAATATTGCCTTCACCATTAGCTGTAGACAGACAGATAACTCGACCACCAACGTCAGCAATTGGTTCAATAGATGCCCAAGCTGATTCAGCGTCAGGCAAGAACGCCATTTCGTCAATAACCACACGGTAAACGGATTCACCACGGGCAGGGTCGTTGCCAGATGGCAAAGACTCCAAAGATGAGTCATTCGCAAATACCATCTTCAGTTGGTTATCGGAAACCAAATCTGGCCCACGAAGCTTGATCCATTGTGGAAGCATCTTGTACCCATACTTGGTTTTCTGTAGAAGCTTTGATGCTTCACGCTCTGTACGACTTAGCATGACCACAAATCGGTCAGCCCAGAAATACGATTCCCAGAATGTAAATGCTGCAGCCAGAGTGGAAAATCCAATCTGTCGTGCCTTCAACACAATGCTGTACCTAGAGTCAATCCAGGTACGGACAGTTTCTTCCTGCGCTTCTCGCAGTTGAAACTTTATTCGTCCCCGTTCAGGATGGCGAATAGTCCAATAGGTTGAACAAAAATGAGAGAATGCGTCCACAAGTTCATCTGTGGATGCACCCTCTGGACCTTTGCATTTACGCCATTCCTTCTCGTTGAGAAGGTCTGTCAGTTCCATTGTTTACTTAGGAATCTCCGTGAACAACGCTTCATCGGTTTTCTTGTTTTCTGCACGTTGTGCAAATTCCCCAAGACCAAGTGCTGAAAGCACGAAGGCAATTGCTGGCTCTGTTGGTGCGTCAGGCACAACAAAAGCAACAAAGATAGCCACAGCAGATGAAACAAATGCTGCAACTCGTACCGGGTTGTTGTAGATAAAGTCTTTTACTTTTTGCATGATTCTCCTACCATTTGTTAAGTGGACATGTTGCTTGGAGAAGTTTTACTTTCCCAGGCATTACACACCCACATTGTTTACATTGTTTTGTTACCTTGATTAATTCTGGACATTCCAAACAGATTGCGTAACGTGCTTCTGATACCTCCTCTTCCGCTTTTGGAGCGTTTGGATTGAGCAAGTCCCAAGGGCGAGTTGTTCCCAGCTTCTCTTTGTAGGATTGCCAGGCATTCATCAAGCAGGTTCACTGAAAATACCATCCTGGTATGTCCAGCCATCATAGTTAGTTAAGCCATTAGGCGACATTCGAGCAAAGTCTTCTTGAGAGATTCGAACAACTTTGGGGTCAGATGATGCAGCAGCAATTGCTCGTTCTGCACGGTCATCCCAACCATGCACCCAAGCGACTTCACCGTCAACTACAAAAGCAAAAACGGTTAGTGGTGGAATTGGTGTATCACTCATATTTCTCCTTTATTAGCAACAAGTTGCGTTTACAGATTGTGCAGAGAACGGACTGCAAGTTGCAGTTGTCGGAACTCCACAGTTATCGTAGCAAGTTTGTGCGCTGTAAACGTACCAATCCAAGTTGTAGTAACGGCAACCACTCGTGCAACCTGGTGCACCACAGGAACCAGGTACTTGAGCACCACCCTGTCCAGTAGCACAAGTTGTTGTGTACGAGTAAGCGTAGGCACCGCAAGGTGGCGTACATCCAGCAGGAACACAAGGTGCAGCACTAGAGGTGCCGGTCAAAGTTGCCGTATCGCTGTTTGTAAATCCAGCCCTAGTTGCATAAACAGAAACAGTTGCAGAAGTACTGTAACCAAGGCCAGCCTGGGTCACCGTGCCGCTCGTTTGGCTAGCAGTTCCTGCTGTGGTCGTAACAACATAAGTGTTTAACGCACTATAATTTGTTATCGAAAAAGTAAACCCAGTTGAAGTTGAGGTTGCTGTACCCAACGTTGGGGTAGTAAGTTTCTCCGAAACCGAAGCAACGGCACCAAGTACCTGCATGGCTAAACCGTTAGGTTGCCAACAACCACCCAAGAGTTGGCTGCAACTTTTACAGCCGTAGCCATTGCATATTGGCCATTTGTCTTTAGTTTCCCACCTTGGGAAACAACACTTGTTGTTCCAGGTGTAACAGCCTGAATAGTTACGGCACCAGCACCAAGTTGCAAAATGTTGATTTGGTCACCAATCTGAAAGTTCACAGAAGCATCTGTTGGAATATTGAAGTTCAACGCCGTACCAAGGTTCATGGTCACAATCTTTTGTGCATCAGTAAGAACTGCCGTATAAGTAGCAATCTGCGGATTCAAACTAATTTCTTTTAGTTCTGCAGAACCAACAACACGATCACCAAGCTTTGCTTGCGTGATTGCATTGTCTGCAATCTTTACCGAAGTTACAGCACTATCGGCAATCTTGCCTTCGGTAACTGCCGAACCAGCAATCTTCGACTCAGATACAGCACTTGTGCTGATCTTCGACTCTGTGATAATTCCAGAGTTCAACCCACTTCCATCTTGAAGTGCGTCCACAAAGATCTTGACTGTGGAAAAGTTGGAGTTAACCTCTGAAGCCTCGGCAATAGTCGAGTTGGTAAAGGAGTGTGGAATTGTTAAAGCCATACTTAAAGGCTTAATCGTTACTTATGGTCAGAAAGTAACCGTACCTGTCCCTGCTGTAAATGTGTAAACACGGAAACCACTTCTAGTGGTCGTATCAACGGTGTACGTTAAACCGGCACCAATGGAGGCAAGTGGGGAAAACGATGTTGAATAAGCAATAATCACAACGCCTGACCCACCGTCAGAGTTCACTCCTGCTGTAAGGTTTCCTCCACCTCCACCACCACCTGTGTTGGCTGTGCCGCTGGTTGCTCCCGACCCACCTCCGCCTGAACCACCTGCTCCGTTAACACCATATCCACCACCACCACCGCCGCCACCACGAGTGACTGACACGCCTGTTATTGATGATGCTGTGCCTGCTCCGCCAGCACCACCCGTACCACCAGCAGCAGCACTAGCGTTGCTACCAGCAGCCGCAGCACCACCACCTCCACCTCCAGCACGATAAGTGGTGCTATCAGTACTACCATTTCCTCCGTTTGTTCCTTGTGCTGGTGAGGTTGAAGGTGTGTTACCTGTGCCACCTGTTAGGAAAGCTGCAACGCCAGAAGCACCACCACCCGAACCACCACTACCAGGACCAGTAGTAGCTGAGATAGTTCCACCACCACTCCCTCCTGTGGATGTGATAGAGGAAAAAATTGAATCGCCACCATTTGAACCGTTAACACTGCCAACAGCCTTAGTCCCACCAGCACCTACGGTGACGGTGACTGTTCCACTTACAGCAAACGATGCATTGGAACGATAACCACCTGCACCACCACCACCACCACCGTATTGTCCACCACCGCCGCCTCCACCACCAACAACAAGATATTCAACGGTAGATGGAGCAGAAATTACTATTCCAGCCCAGTTTGTGTGCACTTGGCCGCTATTCGTTCTTGAAGAACGTGGAGCAAGGTCGGAAGCTACGGACTTCCCACCTTGAGTATTGCGGTTACGTGCTGGCATGAACTACTAAACTATTTTGTTAACGTAGCCGTGAACTGTAACAACGTTTGTTGTTGCAGCAAAAGCACGGACAATAAGCGCAGTAGCATTTCCCTTGATGAGCAGACCTGGTGTAATTAAATACAAACCAGACTCAGCTGGAACACTGAACTCAATGTGGTCATTAGGTGCAGTTACACCACCCCATTCAACGGTGAGTTTCACCGCTGAAGCAGATGTGTTCTTCGCATACAACCAAATTTCGTCAAGTGAAGTTGCAACCGTAGGTCCGGTATGGATAAGGGTTCCTGGCGTAGCAGTTGCTGCCACAAGGATCCCCCTACCATCGGTTGAACCGCTGAGAATGCTTTTACTGAATACTGCCATATGTTATTCCGAAATCGATTGGAGTTCGGCTTGGTGTACGTTGATTGCTGCTTCGAGAGTTGCCAAAGCTGCATCTGAAGATGCGACACCAGCTTCGTCGCCCAACTGTGTGCAAGTCTGCTTGTTCAGTTCATGTTGCCATGCTTCTGCAGCAAACTGTGAAATCCTCTGATTGAGGATATTCTGCTTCTGCTCTGCTGTTAGTAGTGATGTGTAATCAATTGCCATAATTTTCTCCTTAAGAAAATATACTTGCTGCTATTATGTTTTGGTCGCCTTCATTGAATGAAGAACTGCCATCTGCGGCTACGTATGCTAGCACGGTGCCAGCACTATTTTGCCATTGCTGTAGGTTGGCTGTTTGTGAAGCCGCACCACGAATTACCTGACCAATGGTAGATGTTGTTCGTGGGTAAACCGTAACCTGTCCAAGTGCTGCTGATGTTAGTACCGCCCATCCAGATGCGTTTATTCCAGTAACTAACTCACCAGATGAAGCAAACCCAGCAGAAGTATTAAAGTTTGAATAACCTAATGCAAGCAGGTCTCCAGTTTGACCACTAGCACCAAAACCTCTAAATGTGTTAATTCCAGAGTTTGTAATTTTTACATCAACAAATGCTGTTGCTAAATACCCAACGCTATTTATT